CTTAGGTTTTCCCTCTCCTGTTTACAATTTAGGGTTCTCTTAAATTAGATCCCAACAGTTGACAACCCACCAAGTAGACCTGTTGGACCGCCTGATTAATAAGGCTATTTTCTTTTTTGAATGTCCAGTTAAAAGTTAATGATTAGAACATACAGCATCATTAACAGTGTTGTACTGGTTACTTGTCTGCACCCCAGTACAAGTGCAACTTCATAAACTCAAAACTCACCTTTTACTTTTCAACTCAGTCCTCGATTCTGTAATCTCTATCTCCCTTCTTGAAAGCTTTATTCAATCCTAACCTCTCTGCTTTATCATCCTCAATTAAGCCAGGAATTCTAATAACATCTTCGATTCTTTTCTTGCTGACATATACAGTTCTCTTTGGTATGAATTTATTCTGCTCACTTAAGAAGGTGGCTATTATTGTTTGATATTCATCCGTTCTGTATCTTAATTGTAAAATTCTTGTTCTTCTATATTCCTCAGATTGATTACCACCTCCACCGCCACTAACTTGATATGGTCTTAACAGATCAAGTGCTGCAAATTCTGCTTGAGTAATATAAGATATATATACTTTCCCATTTTCGACATGCATTTGATCCATTTGAAATACTTGATCTGCCGTGCTACCCAATTTATATATCCTTAAATTGCCATCAATATCAATGAATGCATATGCTTGATAACTCATGAAATCATTTGCATTCAACGATCCACCTTGTACGTAATCATAATACATAGTATGAGTAAATTGCAATTCCTTAGTAATTGGTAGCAATGGGTTTGAAGTTTCTGATTCATAATTTTGAAAAGCCCACACCAACCAATCATTCGGAACATTGATATATTCACCATTTAATGTAGCGTAAAATTCTCCATTCAATTCACGATTAATTTGTAACAAGGTGAACATATTTAATGATTTATTTTCTAGATTTTTAGGAGAACAAGTATATATTGTTGTATTTGTTGTATATTTGAGAGCACCATATTTAATTAAACCTGAAGTATAAAATGTTGTATTCAAGCCAATTGGATTCTTAAATTGATAAGTATATGAAACATAAAAGAATCCAGGATTTACTCGTTCTCCTTCTTTAAAATTACCTACAGCTATCGCAACATAAGTAAATGGATTAGATTTTTCGGAAAATTCACCTGATACATTGAACAAATTATATTGTAGGTTAGATCTACATCTCACAGTAGCACTTTTCCCTTGGAACACTTGAGTTGATATAAAACCTTGGCTAGTCTGTAAAGTTTGTTGCAAATTTTCTTCTTTTGGATTAGTGTTCCAAAGAGTTCCTCCAAATATATTTCCTTGTTGTACTGCTGATACAGTTGGTACATAATGAACAGTGAATTGTAGTGGTCTAAATTGTTGATAACCTAATGCTATTGATGCAATTCTTGTTCCTGTCCAATATGCTGGGTTTGATGGAATAATTGCTAAAACATTATGTCCTGCATTTAATTCTACATCGGGAACTCTATACACTAGATCACATCCTTTAACTGTCATACCTGTTGAATTTGTTCTTATTACTGAAAAGGATGTTTTAATATTTTTATAATTGACTAGTTGAATTCTTCTTGGTACTCTCTTTCTTCTTTTCCTTTTTGGCGGTTTATTTCTATATATATTTATAATTTTCTTAGGGGCTCGTTTTGGTTTATTTTTATTTTTGTTATTTCTAGTTTTAGATTTCATTTTTATTATTGACTTATGCCAAGTAGCGGGTCTAACCCTCCTAGAAAATTAAAATTAGTCACGTTTATATTGCATTATCTGCATTTTTGGCCCCTCCAATTTTATCTCGACATGCACGGCTGTTTCATTAATTTTATTTCTAACAGCTTGATACTGTTTGATATTCTTGACTTTCATTAATTTATCAACTATAGCACATTGAAATTTGTCTAGATAATTATTAAAATTAATTCTTTTAATTGTATCAAAATATTCTTCAATATCTTCTGCCTTAATATTATAAGCTTCTTCAAGATATTTATAATAAAGTTGATCAAATATATAACCATCTTGTTCATTATTTCTATCTTGTTTAACTTTTTGTATATAAGATTTATACTCATTATCGGGGTTTTTAATTACTTTCTTCATTTTTTCCCTACATTTAATCGAATAAAACCTATTCTTCAACAATCTGTTCTTTTCATTCATCCCTATATTAAACATTTTCTTAGCATATTCTTTATATATTGTTAGATTATTTCCATCACTTAATATATTTTGAGAATCAGCAATCATTAGTTCAGCATTTAACAATCTAAATTTATTAATATTCACGAATTTATTATTATACGTGAAGGGTGTTAATTGCAAGAATCTTTCCATTTTTCTAACTAATAAACATTTTCCTGAAATTGAATCATACAATAATATACAAGATAGAAATTCAGCACCATTAATCTTGGGATATTTGTCAAATATTTTTGCAATTTGTCCTAATCCATGCTTGATCGAAACATCTTCAAGACTGTAAACAAATTGATAAGCAATTTTCTCATACAAGTCAAAAAGATGTCTTCGCATAAATATAATTTGATCATCACCGTTGACCATTTCTCTAATATCATTTATATTAATATTTGGATGTAATTGGTGCATTTTATATTTGATGAACTCAACATATAACCAGGATCTCATTGTATTTCCTAAACAAGTATTCATACGACCAGTCATCTGAGTACCTTTGCATTTGTAAGTGAAATATTTTGAAAATATTACGAAGTCTTGTTGCATGCATATCTTTTCATAATCTTTTCTATCTGCATATTCATATAAGAAATTCAATCGCTTGATAACTTTCATGAAAGCATAATTATCAACTATTTCTTGAATCTTATAATGTTGTGTTGAATCAAAGGCACTTCCATCAGCACATAATACTCCACAGTCACCTCCAATTTCTTGTATCCATTTTTCAAATATCTTACACTTTTCATAATTTGTTGATCCTGGTCCTGACCATTCTTGATCATGTAATACTGTCATTATAATTTCACATATTATACCCATTAATAACTTAACTCTTTTATTCTGAGCTGATATATTCCTGGCTTTCATTTTATATTTATTATAATTAATATAAATTTTCTCATCGATTTTAACATGCATTTTGTAGGCCAATATTACTCTTCGATAGTTTTGATAGTCCAAATAACCTTGTTCAAATTCATGTCTTTTGATCCCCAATTTTTGAAAATAGGCATCCAAATTAAAATCTTTAAAGCCTGTTAAAGTATAGTCCAATAGTTGATCAATCTTCCTATGAGCAAAAACTTCAAATTCTTCCATTATATTATCATCATAATCTATTTTTGACTGAACTTGTCTATATACTGCTTCACATTCACAAAAGAAGCAATTATGTAATTTGACTGGTTGATTATCAATGACATTATAACCATCTATCTTGAAACCTTTTTGAACTAAGGGCATTTTGTTGGGCATTTCTTCTTTATGAATAATGTTTGGTTGTCTAATATTTAGTATCCTAAATTTATTAGCTATCCTTTCAGTTAAATTATTTTGTTTAACATATACTGAAAACTCCTTCCACATGATCATTAAAGTTGATAACATTTCACCATAATCATTCATAGTACAGGAGCCGGGATTATAAATTATCTTTGAAACATATTCAGCATCGGAATAACAATTGATACATTCAAATAAACTAGCAAATAATATAATTAGTAACACAATTGTGGTATTAGATCCATTTAAAAATTTATATTTAATGAACATACAGACATATTTGAATTCTTTCCAAATGGTTATTCCATACAAAGTGGTTATAAAGTAAATAATATGTTTTGATATTCCTGAATTTAAATGTTCATTCAATGACGAAATAATTGCCAACAATAATAAGAATACGATTTTTGAAAATACGCCTACTTTTCTAAAGAATATTATTTTAAATAATTCATCTTGAAATTCATAGCTGTTTAAATAATTAAACATGGTAACAAAAGCGTATGTAACAATGCCCAATACTGGAATCACAGCCATTGCTATAAGTAAGAAATAAGTGAAATGTATTGCCTGTTTTGCCTTAATTCTTTTATATCCCTTCTTAATTATATTAGTTAATAAAGCAACATTCGATTTATACAGAGTGTCTTTATTATTATTGAACCAATCTCTGAAAAATATAGCTACAGTACCAGCTCTATTATATGTATTATTTAAATAATGCAATTTTATGAATGATTGATAATTATCTTTCACAAACAATTCATAATCAGTCAAACCAAAAAGTGGCGACTTTACTAGTAAATAAAAATTATAAATATGTATGAAAAAGATAATTATCGCATTTTTAATTTTATACCACCAAACTGGTCTTGTTGAGTCAAATTTTGTTGATTCAATTAAGTCGTTCGCATTACTTGAATTAATTACTGCATCAATCATGTTTACTGTTTTTCTACTATTTTCTTGACCTATATTCATCATTTTCCTTACTTTATCGAAAAAGTTGTCTTTCTCTTCAAATAATTGATCATTATACAATTCCTTATTAATTTGCACTTCCTTCAGTATTGTCTGATTTCCTTTGGCAACATATCTTGCAGCTAAAATTGCTATGACCATCGCATAATCATAATCCACTTCGACATTCCATTCTTCTTTTGCAACTGATATTATTGAGGTGACCGTGTTTTTGATTGTGGCTTCAGTTATTCTTAAGCCTCTATACATCGAGAAAATATCATTCATATTCTTCTTTGTTATTTTCAACTGTATATTGTATTTTGTGTATTTTAATTTGTCCTTATTGAGTTCATCATCCAAATAATTGTTGTTCTTATTTTTGTATGTTTTAAGAAAAATCATTTCATCATCATAGAAGTAGTAACCATTATCATATTTGTCCGTCTCCTTGATGCGATAGAAATTCTTGTCTATTCCAATATCTTTATTCCCATCAAACCATTTTTCGAAGTCTTTATAATTATTTTCATTGATGTTATTCTCTTTTATCTCTTTGATGGAAAAGTTACCTAAAGTGAATCTTGTATCCTTATTGATCTGCTCTTGTTGTACTAATAAGTATTTGTTTATATATTCATGGTATCTGGAATGAAAATTGATAAAATCATCAACAGGATTAAGAGTAATCCTTATTGTAATATATGCCATTTCTTCGATAATATTATAGGCATTGATAATATCAACATCCAAACCTATACCTGGTGATAAAATTGTTTTATCTTCATGTAAAATTGATTCAATGAAGTCTTTTGTTAATATGACATCTCGAATTCTCACATCTTGGTGTTCATATGGTCGTTCATTGCCGTTTGGTTTATATAATATATTTTGGCCATTTCTTGATAAATAAGCGAACTCATATTTGACATTAAAATCATCTTTCTTATAAACATTAAATGTATGAATTTGAATGAAATTTCTATAATAATCATCTTGTTCATTATAATAAGTTAACAATTCAGGAATATAATAAGCAACATCTGTACTATGAATTATCATATTTCTACCATTATTTAGTCTTCCTACTCTTCTGAATCTATATAAATTCATACTTTGTTCATTTAAGTATTCATCAGGCTTTAAAGTATTTGATAAATATTTATCAATACGAATTTGATCATATCTATCTTGAGGACAATTTAGATAAATACCTGGAAAATCATCAAATCTTGATAAATTTTCACCTATTCCAACAAAATAATAACCCGCATAATTATTTCTAATCTCAAATTTTACGTTGTTTTCCTCTGTTCCTCTCAATGATCCCACGATAAAATGTTTATTTGAAGATTCATCATTTATTTTCAAATTTTTCCTAGTTAATTGTTTCAATTGAATTAAAGTTGACGGACATTTATAGGGATTGATTGCTGATTCTTGATTTTTAATTTTCGTACCATATGAAACATACCTTACTTTATTATTATTATTCTGTGATATAATTTTAACCATTTCTATAGTTGGATATATTTTTGCAAATACTCGACCATATGATATCATTGCTTTTGAAATTATATTTGCTACAATAAGTGCATCATGAAACTCTAATTTTAAAATCGACGCTCTATTAGTAGAGTAAATTGTTCCATCGACTTCGAAAATTAAAGTTCCACGATTAAAAAGATTCTCGACTTCTTGTAAATCTTCTACATCAACATCTTGATCTTCATATTTATTGAACATCAACATTTCTTCATTTAACATTATTTCTTCTTTCATATCATCTTGAAATAATTGATCATTAATAATTTCATTTTTAAATAAGTTATCATTAGCTTCTCCATATCTATCTGGTTCTACTTCTACTCCTCTATTAAATCGTGGTTGATTGTGGCGGGTTTGATAATATTGAATTTTAAATATTTTATTACGTGCATGTCGAGTTGAGTTGAGTTGAGATGAGTCGAGTTGAGACTTGGCTTTAACATCAGAAGAAT